TTGCGATTGAACGATTCCATGCGGCGTTCCCTTTACGTGAGTTCCACAATATTCACTACCATTCTTCTTTCGTCGAGTACATTGTTCACAACTGGCACGCTTAGCACAACATCTATCAAATAATGGCACCACATTTTTTACACGCTTTCGCTTTTGAAAATCTTCCTTATTAAAAGACAGTGGCTCTGCGTCGTAAATATATTGAATCAATTGATTAATATGTTCGTTCTTTGTGAGTCCCATTTTCTCAGCCTTGTCTTTAATATTATCTTTAAAGTTTTTGATATATTCATTTGCCTTTTTAGTAAGTCTCTTTTCCATTTTATCTTTATACTATATTTTATAATATATTATCTTTAGTTCAATTTTTTTATATATTATAAAAACAATTTAAAGAAGTTTATCATCCTAATTTTTCTTTCTAGGCTTGTATGCACGTTTTTTCTTAGGTTCTTCTTTTTCTTTTGTTAATGATTCTTTTGAATTTTTGTCATCTACTGTGCTATCTAATGACAATACAGACATATCATCATTGTGATTGTCTTCTTCATTTTTCACAGCTTCTTCAATAACAGCTTCTTCAATAACATTTTCTTTCACAACTTCTTCAATAACAGCTTCTTCAATAACATTTTCTTTCACAACTTCTTCTATAACATTTTCTTTCACAACTTCTTCTATAACAGCTTCTTCAATAACATTTTCTTTCACAACTTCTTCAATAACAGCTTCTTCAATAACATTTTCTTTCACAACTTCTTCTATAACATTTTCTTTCACAACTTCTTCTATAAAATCTTCTTCACTATCATCTCTTATAGGATTTTCAAAAAAATTATCAAATGACTGAGGTTGATTCGAACTATTAATTACATTATTACATATTTCATCAATATTTGTAAATGTATTATCAATCTTTTGCTGACTTAATGTTTCAATTTCTAGTGATTTATCCACATCTACAACTAAATTAATATTTTGATTTTCCGATGTTTTACTAACAGAAAATAAACTATTTACCGATTCCATACTTTTTTTTAAAAAACTAGGACTTTGACTTTTTTGACTAGCATTATGTATTCTTGGTGATAACAATAAACTAGAATTATCTACTACTTTATTCTCTGTTAAGTTTACAGTTTTGTTTATCTTAACAGTTTCGTCAAATTTAATATCGTCGTTAATATGCGTATTCATAAGCTGGATTTTATTACTAAAACGCTGTAAATATTTTGTATGTAACTTATGGAAAAATTCAATATAGGTTAAAAACAATTTCAACTTTTCTCTCATCATTATTACATCAAAACTATATGTGTTTACAAAGTTGTCAATATTTAATCCAATTTGGTTTTTATCTACGTATAATTTGTATTCGTTTTCTTTGTTGGTTAAGTTACCAATAATGGATGTAATTAATATTAATATATGCTCATGTATTTCTATAATTATCTCAAATCTATATTCTTTCTCTGGTTCTAAATCTTTATATACAGGAAAATTATTTACTTTTATAAATTCAGCTATTTTTTTATCATTAATAGTATCTTTAATATAAGAGACAATAATCTTGTATAACTTGAAATATTCGCAATACATACGGTTATTGATTGACCTAAATATCTTATACATACCTTCATACTCAATGTCAATTAATCTGCTTTGAAAATGAAATGAATCTAACCCAAAAATGAATAACTCTGTTTTATTGTTTTTGATAAACTCAGAATAAAAAAACTTTAGTTTATTTATCCTAATTTGTAGAAAATCAAAGACCTCTTTTACGTTATTACGAATAACACTAATATTATTAAAGTTATTTTTAAGTGCGGTAACTCTTGCTTCCATAATATATTATTATAATATTTATTTATTATTATTTATATTTATATAATATATAAATATGAGCGATATTGATGAAGAGTTGGCTACTATTTTTGAGAATGGTAGTGTAGTTAAAATTATAGAATGGACTGTTGAACACGAAGGTATATTAATTGAATGGGCTGACAAAGCGATGTGTTTCAAATGGTTACACTCAAAGGCACACGACCATTTCTCAGAATTAAACACAATGTATACTATTCCTGTAATTGTTATATCTACATTAACTGGAACAGCAAACTTTGCACAAGACAGAGTTCCATTAGAATATCAAAGTTTCTTTGTAATGACTGTTGGTGGGTTTAATATTTTAGCAGGAATAATTAGTACAATACAACAATTTCTAAAAATTTCACAATTAAATGAATCCCATCGCGTAGGGGGAATAGCTTGGGATAAATTCTATAGAAACATCAAAATTGAATTAGCTAAACACCCACACGAGAGAAAAGACGTTACAAAATTCATTGATTTTTGTAAAGAAGAATTTGACCGATTGATGGAAACGAGTCCATCGATTCCTGAAGAAATAATTAATGAATTTAAGAAGACATTCAAAGATTCTGAAACTTATGAAAAAATCATATTACCTGAAATATGTGCTGATACGTTTAAAAATCCATGGTATGATGAATCAAGAATTGAAAAAAGAAATCTAGATAGTGCAAATTTACAACAAATGAAAGAAATTAAACTTAAAAAAACAGTTGAAAATAATAACCAAATTGTCAATGATTTCATAATCTCTTTTACAGCACTAAATAATAGAGAACCAATGGAAACAGAAATATATGATAATCTAAAAGATAAAATGAATATCAAAACACTCGAGAAAATTGTTGAAAAAAATAAGACTACTAAGAAACCAAAATCTAATGTAGAATCTCAAAATGTTGTTATGTCGATTGGTAGTAATGAAAATGTATAAAATTACTAGTTTATGTTTTAGTTATACTTCTAATTTACACTTCTGGATAATTACTCGGTAAAATTAATATACAAATCATAATTAAAACATAAAACAATACGTATATGCCATAAACATCTTGACCAATACCATAAAAATTTAATATCCTAGTTAAACTGTAATACAGTATTAATGATACTCCAAGATATGTAATTAATTCGCTTAATGTCATCATATTATATAATTATTTTAGAATAAAATAAAATAATTATTACATTATTGAATATTGTTTAATGTTATTTTTTAAAGTTAATAAAACAGAATTTTTATCAATATATTGACACGTCAGAGGCAACTGTTGCTCGTAATTTTTTACTACAGTTAAACAATTTTCTTTTAATTTTGTCCCATCATCTAGTTCAATCATTGAACTTATATAAGCACTGTCATATTTTTCCGTCCATTTACCATCGTGGTCCGATATTCTGGATGTTAATGCTTGATATTTGTTCTCTAATTTTGGGTCAACCAACATTTCTTTTTTGGTACTCGATTCGTCACTAGAGTTACTTTCCCAATTCGTAATTATTTTCATTACACCTGTAAATATGGCAAATCTTATAACACCCATTTTATCATATTTTTCAGAATAATCACATTGTTCAACCGCATTATTAAAATTAGTAAAATAATAGTATGGTCCTAATATAGATGTATTATCTGATTTAGAAACACCAAATGTGTGTGTGTATTTTAATCTATTCCAATTTTTCCCATTATAACAAACTGTTGGTGTTTCATAAATATTATCTTCATTATCATATAAAAAGACTAAATCAGAGTTATTTACAAAAAAGTTGGTTACGTTATCACATACATTTATATTACACACATTTGATTGATTTACTATTTCGTCCATTAAACACGGCCATATTTTGCTACTTTTAAATAAAAAATCTATTTGAATTTTACACTTTGATAAATCAAAAAACAAATAAATATTTTCATTATAATACATTCCTCCATTGTATTCAATATTTTCATTCAAATTGTAATTATTATTGAATAACAAAAAGAGCATTCCTTTTGCACATTCAACTAAATTATCAGTATCTAAATTAATATTTAATAAGTTTAAATCAGGAAAAGTTAATTTTTCATTTAAAACATCATTTATTAGATAATAATGTAGAAATGGAGCCACTAAACTCTTTTTATTATTTACTTCATAACAACATAAATATATTTTATTGTATTTATTACTTTCTAAAATATTATCTATATCTTCATTTAACAAATGATTAATATTGTAATTATACTTTTTTTCCTCTATAGGACTCGATGTATCTTCAAAATCATCATTTTCAGAACTACTGCTACTGCTAATATATTCCATTAATTATTATAATTATAATAATAATTAATATTTAACTTTATTTATATTCTAATTATTTATTTTACGTTTTATCGTTTCTTTTACTTGCTCTTGTCTACTATCTAAAATATGTTTGGTTAAATCTTCTGCCTTATCAGGTTCACTTTTATAATAATTTTGTAAAGCAAATAACAGACTCTTACCGTTAATAGGTTTTTTCACAGTGTTCTTTTTATAAACAAGAGCTCCTCCATTAATATCAAAACAATCGATTGAATTATTCTTCATAGTAACAACTAAATTTTCGGTTAAGGATTTTTTCTTATTATTTCTTTCCTTAATTTCAGCCTTTAACTGTGTTATTTCATTATCAATTTTTATCCATTCTTTTACATTATTTACTAATTGCTCTTTTGTTTCCATTATAGTTTATAATTATAATAAATATTGTTATTTTTATATTGTTATTAAACTACAATTATTTTTCACAAGTATTTTCAGTCTTTTCAGTATTTTCCTTATTTTCAGTATTTTCCTTATTTTTCAAGTTGTAATGTCTTTTACATAAATTCTCTAAATATATATTTTTAGAACATTGGTTGCCATTTTTTAATAATTCACAGCATACATCTTGTGGTAATGGTTCAATAATTGTATTTTCTTCGTTTTCTAAATTGATAATAACATTTTTTGCCTTTTTTGTCTCTTTTGACTTCTTTATTTCTTCTTTTGACTTCTTTAGCTCTTCCTTTGCCTTCTTGAGTTCTTCTTTTAAAATCTTTTGTTCTTCCTTTGACTTATTCAACTCATCCTTTGCCTTTTGTTTTTCTTCCTTTACCTTATTCAACTCTTCTATTTTAGCCTTTTTAATATTTTCTTTGATTTTTTGATTTTGCTGTTTAATTAATAACTTTTTCATTATATCCTGATGACTAAAACAATATTGTTTACCATCTTCAAAATTATATACATGTTTTTGAAAACAACCATATTCTTTGGTAGTTCCATCATTGTATTTATAATTATAAGTATATTGACACCCTTTTTGTGAATAAAAACATCCTGAATTTGAAGCGTTACTACTACTATCGTAATGATTTACACCATTTATTTTCTCCATTATTAATTCTTCATAATAAGGTAAAACAGAAGATTGCCTCTTTCTACAGTATGGACACCTTATTTCATTTTCTTTTAACATGGTTTTATTACATTCTAATGAATTGAACTTAGATTTATGATTTTTTATATCATTAAATAATGGAATATAATTAAACTTATGCCCACATTCTAATTTAACAAATTTATACCTTGGAAACGAATACTACAACAAGATGAATTTAAATGGAGCATTGGCATATCGTGATTTATCATTCTCTCTACCAGA